AAAGGTTGGTATTAGAAAATTGTGAGAGATGTTTCTCCATAAAAGATTGTTTACTTATTTCAAGAAAGGTAAATATACCTGTGGTATTTGATACACATCATTTTGAATGCTATAAAAAATTACATCCCAATGAATTCTTCTTTAAAGCAGATGATTATATACCTTTAATACTTCATACTTGGAAAAAAAGAAATATAAAACCAAAATTTCATGTAAGTGAGCAAGGAAGTGGTCGTTGTGGTCATCATAGTGATTATATAGAAACAATACCAAATTATCTAATGGAAATACCTAATAAATTTAATGTTAACATTGATATTATGATTGAAGCAAAGGCAAAAGAACAAGCAATATTTCAATTATATAACAAATATCCTAATTTAAACTGTAAAATACATAAAAAATAACTATACTATTTTTATTTTTTATGTTAAATTTCTAAAAAAGCTTTTTTATTTTCATTGTAGTAATGTATTTTTTTTGGTTTATAATTTTTAAATCCAGCACCTAATTTAGGTGTAACAGTTAATAATTTATAATTTCTTTTAATTTGTATTTTTTCAAATTCTTCTTCTAATTTCTCAATTATAGGTTTCAGCTTAGAAGATCGCATGTTTATTATTAATTATAATAATTAATTTTATTTAATTATTTAATTATTTGTTCAATTTTACTAATTTTGCTTCATACATCCAAACTGAAAAATATTTATAGTGAACTGCAGACATTATTAAATGTGAAAACAATAATATTCCTATACCGATAGTTATATAATAAAAAGAACCAAACATATCACCATAATCTTTACAAACAATAATAGATTGGTTAAATACAGTATCATAATATTGAATTTGATTTTCTGTTTCATAAATAGTATTATTCAATACATTTAATATTGACTGTCCCTTTGATAATTCAGTTAATATACTAAATTCACCTGAAACATTTGTTTCGGATAATCTTCTACCATAATTATTAGAATATTGAAATCGCTCAGGAGACTCAAAATAAAATTCATTATTTTCATACGTTTCTGTTGTTTGTTGTATACCAGTAGTTATTGTATTAACACCACTATCTAAAAACTTGGTTTTCATATCTACCCAAGCATTATATTGTGTTAATACCATTAAAATAGTGTTATCTGCTTTATGAACACTTAATTTTGCTAATTCTAAATATTCTAATGATTGTTTTTTTAATTTCAATGCCAAATCTTTAAAATAATTACAGTTATTACTTAGAATATAGGATGACATAGTTGATATAGTTGATACGTTAAATAGTATAATTGTTGTTGCATATACAGCTAAACAAGAAATTGTTCCTACTATACCCCATACAATCTGTGTGATTGTCTGAGCACAGGATTGAAAACACATACAACATTTCTTTAAATTTTTATTTTTACAACAATAACAACCTACATTTGTTACTAAACAACATTCTCTTGATGTTTCTAATATAAATATACTAAAACCATGTAATAATATAGCTACATGTAATAATAAAACAAAAGCCGATGAAATTATACAATAATAGATAAATGTATTTACATGTTCACTAGTAAAATATTTATAAAAATTTATATTTACACCATCTATCCCACTCCAAATATAACTAAAGGATACAATAGTCATTAAACTACCAAACATAGCACCAGCTGGTAGATTATCAATACTGTGATCATACATAAGAGACAACCAATTAAACCATCGTTTACATTTATCATTTGCTACTTCCACATCGTGCTTTCTTTTATTTACAAATTCTTTTAATTTTAAATTTTCAATAACATCATGGTAATTTTCTTCTATATCACTACCAATATCACTAATTGTATGTGTTATATTATTAACATAATTACTAACTTTGAAATTATTTTCAGGAACAATTTTATTTGTCATTAATTAAAGTGATATGATGTGTTTAAATAAATTGTATTAATGTTTTTTTCCATAAGCATTTGGATTTACATAGTTATTTTGAGGAACAACATAATTATTGTATCGATGTCTTAAATTTAAAGGAGGCAATTGAGTTCTTTCTTCTTCTACTTCCATTCTGGTAGTTCTAGGAACAGATTGTCTTCTATATCTATTTTGTATAGGTTCCGTATGAATAGTTCTACATATAGGACATCTAACATCTTTTGCTAACCACGTGTTGATACATGATTTATGAAAACTATGATTACATTGTAATTTTTTTCTATTTTCTGATATCATACACAAACATATAGAACATTGATCCGGTGTATAAAAATAATTATGAACAACATCATGTTGATTTAATTCTTTTAAATTTGAATTTTCCGGTGATATTGGCGGAGATAAATAATCCGGCATTCCTTCTTCTACTAATCCAGAACGTCTTGCAAGTCTCGATTGTGCTATAGACATCATTTTAACTATATCAATTGTTTTAAATGTAAATTCTCCATATTGTCCCTTTGCTGCTAAAGAACCCTTACAGTAAGTTTCATTATAATCTGTTATTGTAAAGTAGTAGTTACCATTCGGTATAACTTTCCCTTCAGCATCGCATATTGAATTCGGACAGCTAATAGTTGTTTTTATTGTTTTTTTTAATTCGTTTGATTTTGTTAACATTTCCATTGAAGTAAAAAAACATTATATTATAGGATTTTTAATGTATTGTTTGTTGTTTATTTTATGTTTGTTGTTTATTTTATGTTTGTTGTTTATTTTATGTTTTCTGTTTATTTTATGTTTGATGTTTATTTTATGTTTGATGTTTATTTTATGTTTATCTTTTATTAAATAAAGCGATAGACCAATGTGTATGTTTTATATATCCTATTGTTTTAACCAATACCTTTTTTATAAATTTTTCTTTGTATTTATCTAAATGTTTATCTATTGCATCATCCAATACTTCATCTTGCTTTGTGTCGTAATATGTTATTATGTGTTTATTTAATCGTTCATCTATTTGAGCCAAACACTGATATACAAGTAATTCAACATTTTTCTCTTCAAGTAAACTACATACTGTAGATTCCGCCTTCACGTTATTATCATGTTCATTTATAAAATATTTGTTATAATTTGTGTGTAAAATAAGATTAATTAGTATAGGGAATATAAAACAACAACCATGATTATCAGAGAATTGTAAATTAGCACATAAATAATTATGTTGATAATTGGTTTCATAGTGAATGGTTTGATTTTTAATTTTGTTTTTTTGTGTGAATTGTGTAAATGATTCTACAAACTGTTTGGCAATAATAAAATCAATTGGTTCATTTAACAACTTTTTTATAACTCGTGTGGAAGATAGTTTTTTATAGTGAAAATTAGTGTATTTTAAAGCGCCACCATGTGAGTTAAACCAAAACATATTATAATCGATATGTTTTGATTTGGTGTTTTTAGTAGGATGTAGAATCATAATAATAGAATGCGTAACATAATCTTTTTGTTCTTCACAATAAATATAGTTTTCTAAGCTTACTGAAATAGATACAGTATTGCCTTTTTCCATTTCTTCTGTCAAATACCAAAATGTATCAAATGTATAAACCGTTTCTTTTTTTTTGTATTTTTTTATAAATTCAACATTAGATGTTTTAAAATAGTCCGTATTTTTATGTAATATACTATTTACATCTATAGATAAATAACTTTGTGATATTTTTGAATTAAAGGTAGGAGACAATATATTGTTTATTTTATACATTTGTGAATAGTATTTTTTTTCAGTATCTTGGGATGAAAATCCATATTCAAATGCGTCGTTGTAAATTTGTTTGAATGGTGTATTGGTATTTTTAATTGTTTTAAAAGATAACATTATGTATTTTGTTTTGTTTAGTTTTATTGACTCTAATATAGTGGTTTAATTATTAATTCAATTTTAGTCACATACATTTTTAGCTCCTTCTTTTTTATCACGACAATTCGAAGAATATCCTACCTTTACTACTGGATGTTCATTTGATTGTAAGCATTTAAATCTATCTTTACAAGTAAAACTGTAAAATCTTGATTGCATAGCAGTTGTGTTATTATATTTTAATCGTGCTATTCTTGATTTTTGACTTGTTGCACCATATCTTTTGTTTGCATAATTGGAATACTTATATACTAATTTTGAACATGGTTCTACATTATTATTTGATGGATCTACATTAGTAGAATGGTATACATGTGATATATCAGTAGCACCATACATACTACTTGGTGTATTTTTTTCATATACCTTGGCTCTCTTATACATTACATTATAATGATCAAAAATAAAATCGTGTTGTGGTATGCCATTTTTGTTTAAATAATTTTTAATCGTAGGGTCATAACAATAGCAAGTACCATCTCCAACAGCCATCGCAATTGGGTCTTTTTTTATTTTTTCATTAGCAATACAAGTATCACAATTACTAATTTTTCTTACATGGTTATATGGCATTCTAAAGGGTGTTGAGTTACAGCTTGTACGACTTGTATTTATAGTTGGATTCATTTTAACATTACGATGAGGATTTTCATTTTTAGGAGCATACTTATTATTAAACAAATTCATAGTAAACATCATTTTTATATATAAGTATTAAATTAAAAATACAAATTATTTTATTTTGTATTATTATTTGAGTATTATTGTAATTATTATTTGAATATTATATTTATTTCAATATATTACAATTTGAAACAACGACGGTTATATGGATAAGCACCGATAGAACGATGTCTCGCCTTATATTGTGGACAATCAGCATCTGTATTTTCATTATAACCAGTGAATCGTTGTTTATCCCCCACATAAACACCAGTACATTTTGTAGGGTCATTATTACACGTATTAACATTTGAAATAGTGTCTAATTTTAATCGTTCTAAACGACTACTACTTGTAACTGCTCCTTGTTGAGCAAATTTCTTATTATTTGGATTAAAATGTGTTTTATTACAAGTAGAATCACAATTACCTGATATACTACTGGTTAATGTATTTCCATTTACATAAGAACGATTTTTTGGTAATTTTTGTTGATATGTAGCAAATCGTTTATTTTTTAGATGTTCTCTATAGGAGTATGAATATGGACGATTGTTTGGTTGTTGACCTGATTTAATAACACTTGCTCTTGTTCTAGTTTTAGAAGGACAATTATTTTGATATACAGAATCATTTGGAATTAAACTTATGGTCTCTACCTTTGATTTGGATTTAGTGGAACAACAAGATATATCTTTATATTTCAACATTATATATATTACATATATACATTTTATTATTACGATTTATTTATGCTATTACATTTATTTATATGTTGTATTACAACTAAAAATATTTCTAAATATACTTTATATGGCTTTTGAATTAATATTAATTGCTTTTTTTATTTTTATTATAATGAATCATCTATTAAACAATTTATTATTTCCAAAAATAGAAAATATGATTGAAGGGATGACTTGTAATCCAAATAAACAATCCAAACGAAAAGCATGTTCTGAAAAAGCGACTGAAAATACTAGTAAAGAATTATACGATGTTGAAAATACGACAAGTGATCTTGAAAAAAAACTAGCGAATGTAATAAAAAATATAAATAATAATGAAAAAACAATATTAAAAAATAGAAAAAATATAGGAAAACTTATTGATATAGACAATGGTAAAGGTGTGGATAATGAAGAAGCTTGTGCTAAATATCCAGAAGCTTGTTAAAAATATTTTCCCAATTAGATATATATATGATATCTAACTATGTTGTTAAATTATTAATTTTTTTATTAATGGTATTATTAATAGGACAATTATCAAATAAGTCATTATTTACTATATTTGGTTTTAATTCAAAGTCAAAAGAAGGAATGGATAATTGTAGTCAAAATAAGAAAGATGAGTTATATAAACAACGAATGAAAATTAACGAACTCAAAAAGAAAAATACGTCATTAAGTAGTAAAATTCGTAGTTTAGAAACAAAAATTACAAATAATAAACAATTAATTAAAAAGAATTCGGATAAAGTAAAATCTGTAGTAAGTAAATCTAAAGGAGATAGCGATAAAGCAAGTCAAGCAAGTGAAGCTATTAAAATGTAATTACAAAATATCAGATAAACTCCTTATTATTTCATCACCAGGTTCATAATTTTGTAAAATAAATTTATTTTCTAAATCCAATAAATAAAGAATATTATTATGACGTTTTAAAATTAACATATAATAAAATGGTTCCATTAGTCCAATAAAAAATGAAAGAATTAAAAAAGCAGTTAACCATAATGAGGAAGGATCTGTAATATTTATTATAAATAAAAATTTAAATGTAAAAATAAAATGAAAAATAATAGAACCTTTGAGATGTTTATAATATTCGCATTTTCTATACACATTACATAATACATAAAGGTTATACAGTATTACAAATAACAATGTTTGGTGAAAAAGAATAATATTATAACATATATCATAATTTATTGTATCATAGTAGTCTTGTGAATAGTTCATATAAAGAAAAAAACTACTATTATGAAGAGAGTAAAATTTGATAATTACATTATTATTTGCTCTATTTATACTTGCTAATGGATATGATAATGTTATAGGAATAACAAAACTAGAAAATAAAATTACAAAGAAATTAGTAGGGATTCTTGATTCAAATTCATATGGATATTTATTGATAAATTTGTATCTATATCTACATTCCATACACATTTCAAAAGCATCCCTTTCTATATTTTCATTTCTCCACTTTTCTAAACAATTTTGATGTACAAATTTACTTGTTCCTTTACACCGACATGGCCAAATAAATGGATTTTCATTTGTTTCCTCTTCAAAACAAATTCTACATTCAGGTTCTTCAATATTTAATATAATATTATCAATCATTTCATACATTATCTCACTAATAATTAAATCATTTTTTATTGTATTGGGTATTTTATTATATTTATGTTTTTTAAATTTAATTAGTTCATTCATTGATAAATTAATTAATAATATAATTTTATATTGTTATAATATAAATGAGTTTTCAAAATAACACACTAAATAAAAAAGAGCATTTTATAGGAGATATTATAAGTGGAGAACAAGGTGGAATGGGTAAAAAAGCATCAAGAGGAGGTGTTAGTTTTATGGGAAAGGACTTTAATTATTCATCCGTAATTCGTTCTCCTAGTGAATTAGGTATGAGTCCTGCTGGTAATATGGATGCATTATCAGCTGATATTGCAGGTTTAATTGATTATACAGAAGTATTAGTTTCTGGAAAAGGTAGAGCTGTAAAGGGAAAATTAGGAAATCAATATTTTTTAAAAACATTAGCAAAATGTACATTAGGAGGTAGTGAAACAGATCGTTATTTATATATTAATAATGTTCCAACAGGAAATATCAAATTTGGAGGAACATCATTAACAGGTGGTAGAAGTTCTTTAACAGGACTTGTTCCAGGTATGATTGAAAATATAGGTAAAATTAATCCATTAGCAATGTTTCAAGCTTTTTCAGAGGGAACTCCAGAATGTGTTCGTTGCCCTACAAGTATATGTCCTGTAACAAGTGGTCCATCCAATAAACCAATTGCTAAAAGTGAATATAATGAAATTAAAAAAATGCGCGAATCCTTTCAAAACATTCAAAAAATAAAACAATCAAATATAGAATCAAATGATATTATTCAAAAAATAATGAATAATAAAATAGTATTTTCTTATAATGTTGGATTATCATTGTTGGCCGCTTATGTCGCTTATAGACTCATAACTAAAAAATAAATCTCCTCTATGTATTAAAATTACTGCTAAAATATAAAAGGTTGTTCCAATAAACAAATGAAAGTAAACATCTGGTTTATAATTGATCTGAAAAAAATCCAGCATCATTTGATGAGGTGAATGTTTACTTACTGGTATTAACCCCCAAAAAATAGCATTTAATATTAATATAGAAGCAATAACAATTATTAACATATATTACGATAACTATATATGTTAATTTAATTTTTTGAACGATTTTTTCTTGTTTTCTTTCTTCTATTTATTTTATTTCTATTTTTTCTATAAGACTTACTTTTTGTTTTACTTTTAGATAAAGATTTGCTTCTAGAAATACTTACAGAAGAAGAATCTCTATTTACTTCTTTATATAATTGATTCAATAATTTTTCTTCCTTTCTTGTTGCTGAAACAGGATTATTTAATATTTCTTCAATACGTTGTTGAATTTCACCAATAGATTGATACCATTGAACTCCATCATAATCAAATATGGACATTTATATATAATTAAATGATAATAATTTACAATCGTTTATGAAGTTCTAGAGCAACAATACCTCCAGAAACTTGTGCAATGATATATGGGATCAAATCTTCTTGAGATAATTTGCCTCCTAAATACATAGCAAATGATACAGCAGGATTAACATGACCTCCAGAAATACCACCAATAACCATAATAATAAGGGCTAAAGCCAAACCAATTGCTATTGGTTGACCGGTTGCTAAAATAACATATACAAGAGCAAGAGTTCCAATAAATTCAGCAATAAATTTATTCATTATATACTATAATAACATATTTTATAAATTATAATAGTATTTTGCTATTTAATTGCTGTTTATTTTTGCTTTACGGACAACCCACTAAATGTCATATTAAAGTAAGTGCGTTGACTACTATCTCCGCTATTTGAACTTACATTTTGTATACTTCTTCCTGATTTATGTCCAAATAAAGTAGCCGTTTTACTGTCATTATCAACATATTGTGCTATTCTTCGTTGAACATGTTTCATCATTGCTACGCGACTAGAACCATCATTAGTAGGTCCTTTTGTTGTATATGAATTAATTATTTTACTTAGATGACTCATTATATACTATAATAATATATAAAAAATAACATTATTCTTCTAAATTTATTCAACCAAATGTGGATTCACCACAATATTTAACATATAAAAACCCGTCTTTATCTTTTGCTTCTTCATAAACTTGTCTAATTGTTTTAGAGGTTGGTACCATACCTAAATTATCTACAAACATAAATATAGATTTATCTGGTGTTATGTGTATTCTTTTTCTGATAACATACATAAATTCAGCCATCGTTAAATCACAAGGTACTAAATATTTACTACGGTCAATATCAGGTAAATCACTATAATTATTACTTTTTTCAACTATAATCGGTATCTTTTCTTTGTATTTATTCATAATTCGATGCGCTTCTTGAAAACGCTTGTTAAAATTATGATTATTCTTAAATCTAAACGTAGTCATATATCTAATAAAAATAAATAAAAAATTTCTAAATATGTTTTATTTATTATTTAAATATTATTTGATTGTTAAAATGTTATTTTTTAAGTTATTCTGTAATTAAACGTGGTGCTATATTCATTGATATTAATTCTTGAAACAACAGTTTACATGAATATGGTAGCAATACTTTCTTAAAATCTACTTTATTTCCACACGTATTACAATTATAAATATTCTTTTCTTTGTTAAACACAGCAATTAGCCCACATTTATTACATACATGAACTTGAAACTTATCACTAGCATTATATATTCTATCTCTGGTAAATGCTGATGCTCCATGACTAATCATACAATCACGCTCCATCTCTCCAAATCGCAATCCACCATCTCGCGATCTACCTTCAGCTGGTTGACGTGTTAATACCACCATGGGTCCTATACTTCTACTATGATTTTTATCATTTACCATGTGCTTTAATCGTTGATAAAATACCGGTCCTATAAATATACTGGTTTCTAGTTGTTCTCCAGTACAACCGTTATACAATACTTCATTACCATGTCGCTCATATCCTAACTTCTGTAATTCTTTACATATATCTACTACATGATGGTCATTAAAACTTGTTCCATCTCCAAATAATCCAAGTTCCAATAATACCTTTCCCATTACTGTTTCTTTTAATTGTCCAATTGTCATTCTAGAAGGAATACAATGTGGATTAATAATAATATCTGGTGTAAGACCACTTGCACTTGTAGGCATAGATTCATGTGGTAATATCAATCCTATAGTCCCTTTTTGTCCATGTCTACTTGAGAATTTATCTCCAATAGTAGGAACTCTATATGTTCTTGTTCTGATTTTGGCAAATGTATATCCATCTCCATTTCTATTGATATAATTTTTATCTACATATGTATTTTCTTTTGTTCTAAATACCTTACTTTGATCTCTATATTTTATTAGTTTTGTATGGTCATTTCTATTTTCTTTTATTGGAACTACTTTACCAATAATAATATCTCTATTTTCCAATAACGTATTTTCAGGAACTACTCCTTGATTATTTAATTTATTATAATTAGCAAACTTCATTCCCTTTGTTTTATTTTTATCTGCTTTACATCTAATTTCTTCATCACCTTGTATTTTCTTATCTTCATCTTTTTCTGTATGATATAATGTTGCTGAAAATAAACCTCTATCTAAACTACTTTTATTAAATATAATACTATCTTCCTGATTATAACCACCATATACACCAATGGCTACAATTACCATACATCCAGATGGTATTTTATGTAAATTCATAATATTCATAATTCTTGTATCTACTAAAGGACGAGTTGTATAGGTTTGAACGTATGCAGTTTTATCCATTCTAGACCTAAAGTTAGATACATACATACCCATAGCTTGTTTACCTTGAGCACATTGATATGTATTTCTTGGAGATTGATTATGTTCTGGAAATGGAATACAACTAGCCAACAAACCAAATATACTACTACTATGTATTTCACAATGAGTATGACTAATATTCGGTTCTAATTTTATTTGACTTGTAGCAATATAACTAGAGTTTTGTTCATCAGGATCAATATATTCAATTACAGATTCACCATAATCACTATTTATCAACATATCATTCCAATTTACTTTTTTACTATTAATATCGTTAATTAATTTTTTTTTAAGCAATGTTTTACCTTTATTTATTTTATATACTGGTCTTGTCAATCTACCAGCATCATTGCATATTACAATTTCTTTATCCTTATAATTAAATACAACACTAGTAAATATATTTATTTTACCACTATACTTACACTCCTTCAAATAATTGTAAGTAGACAATACATCATTAGACGGAATGATACCAATCCAATTACCATTTACTATTAATTTTACTTGACCATACAATTCGTTTGGACTTTGTGTTTCAATTGCTATATATTTATCTTTTAACACATTATATATCGTATCTATATTTGAACGAATAGTAATATGCGTCATGTATCCAAGATTTTTCACTACACCTACACCAGCGCCTTCTGGACTCTCTGCCAAACATATAAATCCCCATTGTGTATTATGTAATTTTCTTGGTGGAATTAACTTACCACTTTTATCTATTGGTGTATTTACCCTTCTTAAATGACTAAGTGATGATATATATGTCAATCTACTTAATACTTGAGCAACTCCACTCTTATTTGAATTTGTATTTTTTATACCAAAATCACCTGTAGCCAATGCTCTTTTTATACCATTTTCAATGGTAGTTGATTTTATAATTTTATAAACATTCGTATTATTAATTATACTTGTGTAATTAAATGTTGACTTCCATGAACCATTATTGATTTCTCGAATGATTTGTTTTGTCATATCTTTTACCAATTTGTTAAAATAATTTCTAAATAAATTGTTTAACAATACCCCTGCTAAATCCAAACGTTTATTTTGATAAGAATCCCTATCACTTGGCTTTCTCCATCCTAATGACGTTTGAACCAACTTGTTCGCCATATATCCTAGAAAATACAACTTTTGCTGAAATGTATCACAGTGAGGAAACAAATCATTTTCCAAAACATTAATAGTAAAATCATACTTCATTTTATATCCTTCTTCTTTATCCATATTAATTGGTGTAAACATAGCAAAACTCACTATATATTTTATACATTCTTCTTTCGACATATAATTACTTGCTTCCATAATAGATGCCTTAAGAGAATAAATAATATTTGTTTTTTGAGATTCTTCAATATTCAACAATATATATTTACAAATATCTTGATCCGATAAAATACCAAGTGCACGAAATAATATAAATAACGGAATTGGTTGCTTTATTCTTGGTATTTGTATGTAAATAGTATGTCCATTACCGTTATTCTTAGCAGCTATCATCATATTAATTTGTTTAGGTGATATGCATTTATTTTTTGGTATTGATTTAATTTCAGCTAACCATGACCATTTATTATTATTTTTCTTAATATTAAAACACATAACATTATTTTCAGATGCTCTTTCTTGTGCTAGTATTGTTTTTTCAGAACCACTAATAATAAAGTAACCACCTGGATCAAATCTACATTCACCGACTAAATCCGTATGTAAATGTTTGTATTGATTTAATACGCAAATCTTTGATTTTAACATAATTGGCATCTTACCAATATGAATTTTTGGTAACTTTTTAAAATGAGTTTCTACTTGTTGTAGCTTTTCACCATATCTCACTTTAATTTCCATATTTAAATCAAGAGTCATTGTAGAAGCATATGTAAAATTTCTTAATCTAGCCTCTTGAGGAAACATTATTTTAGTAGCACCATTATTTTCATGTATTTCTGGTCGATACATTTGGAAATTTGTAAATTTAATTATTATTTCTAATTTGTATAAACCAGTTTCAGGGTCTTTATCATTTTCAGAATGAATAACAACTGGATTAAACATATTAATTGTATTTATCAAATCTTCATCTATAAAATGATTATATGATTCTAATTGATGTCTTACCAATTTACCCAAATGATCATTTTTGAAATAACTTTCAATAACCTTCCAATTTAATTCATTATATTTCGACATTTTGTAATGATTAAAATATAAATTATATGAAAATCAATTTTATATTTAAATCATTTCTAGACAATAATAAATTTTTTTGCTTTCTTTATTCTATTTCGATATATATATGAACAAAAATAATAACAAATCATCAAATAATAATAACTCTTATTTTAAAAATAATGATAAAAACAACAACTTAATCGATTTATCATTAAATTTTCACCGTATTTTTGACAATTCATTAAATTTTTTAAATGTAAAAGAAAACACCCTACATAATGATGTTAAAAAAACTATCGATGAATTAATAGATGATATGTGTAGGGATTTCGATGAAATATTAAAAATCACTTCCATGAAAACAAAATTATTGGACCAGTCTTACAACCGATTGTTATTGGAAGATAAAAAGGAACATTCATTTTATAATTTTAAAGATAATAAAAGTAATTATGTTAATAATTTTATAATGAATAAAAATAAAGAAACGTTAAGTACTTATAGAAAAAAAAAAGATTTTTCTTATTATTTAAATAATTATAATAAAACAAAAGCCTTTAAAACGAATAATAGTATGACAAACACATTAACTAATATAAATAAATCGTATGATGATTTTACTGTAAAAAAATACAATTATGATGTAGAACGACCACGAATTCCAAAACCTATTAAGATTAAAAAAAAGAAGGTTAATATTGAAGTAACCTTAAATTGTATTGAGGATTTAATAAAATTAGCAGAAAAATATCCTTTGTCTCCAGAAGTAGAATACAATATTGATATGAAAGCGATTCATTTAATACAACCAGACATAGTGCGTTTAAATGAAATGATAGGAATGCATAATTTAAAAGAAAATATTTTAGACCAAATTATTTATTTTATACAAAAACTACATATTCATAAAAATAAAAATGTAAATAATGAATTTATGCATACTGTTATTTATGGTCCTCCTGGAACTGGAAAAACAGAAACAGCACATATTATAGGAGGTATTTATTCAAAATTAGGTATATTAAAAAAAAATGTATTTAAAAAAGTAACTAGAGCCGATTTGATAGCTGGATATTTAGGACAAACCGCTTTAAAAACACAAGAAGTTATTAAAAGTGCTATTGGAGGTGTGTTATTTATAGATGAAGCATACGCCCTTGGTAATAAAGAACAAAAGGATTCATTTGCTAAAGAATGTATAGATACATTGTGTGAAGCATTAAGTAATCATAAACATGAATTAATGGTTATTATCGCTGGATATGAAGAAGATTTAAAACGATGTTTTTTTTCTTATAACCAAGGATTAGATTCAAGATTTATATGGAGATTTAAAATAGATGATTACAATGCTAAGGAATTACAACAAATATTTAATAAAAAAGTAAAAGATTGTGGATGGTTAATTGGAAAAACACCAACATCCTGGTTTGAAAAAAATAAAGATTATTTTAAGTTTTTTGGGAGAGATATGGAAACATTGCTTTCTAAAGTTAAAATAGCACATAGTCGTCGTGTATTTTGTTTACCTGAAAATGAAAAACGTAATATTAATAAAAAAGATATCGAAAATGGATTTAAACTTTACTTAAAAAACGATGAAGTTAAATCAAGGACAGAAGAAACTAGAAATATACTTGTAAATATGTATATTTAATAAAGAAATAGTTAAAATTTAATTATTAATTTGTGTTTATAATTAAATGTCTACTAAAAAAATATCTGTAAATCCAGCTTTTTTTAAATTAAATGGATCAAAAACACTTAAAAGACGAGAGAGAAAGGAAAAAAGAGAAAAAAAAGAATTAGCAAAACGAGAAAACAAAGAATTAAAAATGAAATTAATTGACAAAATTAAGGAACATAAAAAAAGAAAAAAAGAACAAGAAAAAAAGGAAAAAAATAATAAAGACGATTTTGAAAATGAATTAGAAGAAAGTTTAAATTATTTACAGAATTTATCTGCCAAACATAAATCAAAAAAACAAAAAAGAAGGGAGAGAAAGTTGGCTAGAAAAATGGAATATCAACAACAACAGCAACAGCAGCAAACGCAACAACAGCAAGAACCTAATACAATTAAAATTAATACAGATACTATTTTACAGAAACCATTAATACAACATCCTTCTATACCAAAACAACCACGTGCTACTATTTTACCAAATACTCAACAACCTATTCCATCAATTAATATTTTAAATAATGAAAAACAAGAATCTATTCCTGCTATAAATTATAAACC